GTTTAGAAGTAAAGTAACTGATAAAAAACTATGGTTGAAGGAGGTGGCTTATGCGAAAAAATAAGTCATATTCCGCAGTAATTCACGCTGTTAGTCATTCTGTAAGTGGCGTTGTTAGTCGAGAAAACAACCCAAAACGACCAACCGATTAGGCTATAAGCCAAAAGGTATCGGAGGGTTAAAGTATCGCTGTAAATCGTCCAGTTAGTAATGCCGTTAGTCGTGTTGTAAGACGGAAAAATGGTAACTGTAACTGTATAATAATTAAGAAAAGAATGAGGTGGAGGTGAAGTGATGAGAGACTGGAGAATTTGGGCTTGGCTATCTGTCGCTGTTATTATATATAGTATGGCTTCTTGAACCAATTCACAAGAGCGAATGGATTAAAGAATTTTTAGATTTAGGCCGAAAGTTAAAGACACCAGTCTTTATGAAAAACAATCTCAAGCCAATCTGGAAAGGGAAATTAAGACAAGAGTTTCCGAGCAAAGGATTCTGGATGAAAGCAAAATGTGTAGATAGGTAACAAAAAACCCTGCTCGCCAAAGCAGGGTCTAAAAATACTACTTCTTGTATCACCCAATTTAATCTTAATACAAGAGGTGGTATTTGTCAAGTCGAGACTATCAATATCGGGAAATTATAATTCCGCTCAAGAACAAGCCTCTTGGGAAGGTTAAAAGTCTCAAGAAAAGAGCTTGTTTTCTCCTTTATCTCGCTGATTTCTCTTACCGACAAATTCATACACTTTTGAAAATCGACAAAAATACTGTAGCTTCTTATATAGCATACGGTTATGAAAAATATCCTGCCTTAAAAAAGCCTAAATATTAGGACAGTTTATATATAGTGAGGGGCTAAACAGATTGAAACGATTATAGGTGGCAACCGCTGCGCAGCGAACACCTGCCCTGAAAAGGATATCCTATGAATACACGCCAGCAAAAATACAAAAAGAATAGGCTAATGGGTATGACTCCGATAAATGCTGCAAGAGCAGCTGGCTATTCAGAGAACTATGCCAAACAAGCTTGCCGAATTGAAAGGTTAGTAAAAGTTAGTCTGGAGGATGAATTTGAAAGAGCTGGCCTTACAGATAAGGCCATTGTTGCTTATGGTTTAAAAGGCTTAGAGGCAAATAAATTACAATCTTGCAATCTCTATGTAGCAAAGGCAAAGGCAGAGTCAGTTGAAGGAGATAAGTTAATCCTAAACAAAAACTCAAATGATTTTATTGAAGTGGAAGATTGGACCGCCCGGCATAAGTTTTTTGAAACAATCTTAAAGCTAACCGGGAAATTAAAAGAGAAAGTTGAGCACAAGGTAGAACACAATCACTTTTTCAAAGAGATAATAGCAAAGCCAAAACTAGCCGAGAAGAACAGGATGGAAAACTATGCAAATCAAAATTAACGGGAAGATAATCTTAGGTATCGAGGAAATGCACTACCTCGCTATGCGCTGTATTTTTGAGAAAAGTAAAGTAAGCCTCGAACATCAGAAGATGCTTGAGGATAGTATAACTTGGTGGTCAAAGTTTCCTAACAAAGATAAAAGCACTACTTGGGAAGTGAAGAGAATAGTCAATGCTTTAATCGCTGATGAGAAAGGATGGTTTGACAGGAGTAAAATGCTCCAGATCCGAGAGAAGATAGATTGGCACAAGATGTATAAAGCCGGGTTGCCATTTGTTAATGTAGACGAGATGACTAGCTTTAGTAAGTCATAATGTGCACACGTAGCCTAGAGATAAGTTATCATAGGAAGCCTTGGAAGAAAGGTGTTTTGGCTATTGTGGCTATGAAGATTGTCAAGAAGCTAAGGTATTTTACACAGGTCAATCAGTATTTAATAACGCAATGCTTTTTAATGCGGTATGGGCTTGAACAGAAGAGAAGATGAACCTAACTAAAGAACAAACCCAGGAAATGAAGGAAAGAGTCGGCTTAGCCGAGAAGAACCTTGTCAACTTCCGCTATTACCTCTTGGTAAATGGTAAGGATGAGGTTGCCCCAGCTGATTATCACTATGATTGGTCAAGCATATTGCTCAATGAAGAAGGTAACTTTGCAGTAGAAGGCTACCGGGAAAGCGCCAAAGGGCAGATAGTTCTAAGGGCTTTTCCTCTTCATTGCCTAATGTTTCCCTCCACCGACAGAGATTATATCGTCTTAATTAAGGAAAATTCCACTCTAGCCTCTCAAAAGCTACTTGAGATCGAGGACGAATACTTAACTAACCCTGTGTTATGCTCTAACCTTGTAGAAGTAAAGCAGAAATCTAACAAGGTTTTCTCGGTAGATGTTAAGAATGCAGCCGGGGAGTTAATCAATGTCCGCATAGAAACCTATGGTAAAGGCTCGGCGATCCGAGGCCTGGCTAACATAGATCGACGGCCTAAGATATGCGTCATCGATGATCCTCAATCCCTGGAGGATTCCCGGAGTGAAACAATCCTCAAGAATGACTGGAGCTGGTTCCTTTCAGATGTAAAGTTCCTCGGCCAACATACCAAGATAGTCTTAATAGGTAATAATCTAGGCGAGAAATGTATTGTAGAAAGGGTATTTGCTAGCGCTGCTGAGCTAGGTTTCCACACAAGGAAAGTAGCCGTAATGAATAGCGCCGGACTGCCCTCTTGGCCTGAGAAGTTTCCAATGGAGTTCATCAACAAAGAAAGAGCTTCTTATCGTTCCCTAGGCCAAATGGATGTATGGATGAGAGAGAGAATGTGCGAGGCTGTTACTCCGGAGAACCGGGTATTTAACCTCGCTGACTTCGTTAGATTCTCCTACCTTTACCTGGATAAGATAACCCAAAATTGCAACTTCTTCTTAACTCTTGACGGAGCTTCGAGCAAAGAGCCTGGATCTTGCTATCGGGCAATAACTGTTAACGCTGTAACTGAGGATAACCGCTGGATTATATGCGATGTAACCTATGGCCGGTGGGGTTCAGATGTATGTATAGATGAGATATTCAAGGCAGTTATTAAGTGGATTCCCTACAATGGCCGACACAAGCGTATCCCCTTCGGCATAGAAAAGGGGTGGTTTAAGCAAATGCTTGAGCCTTTCATAATGAAAGAAATGCAGGCCCGGAATGTATTCTTCAATATTATCCCCATTGAGCACGCCAAGGCCGGCAATAAGCTAGATAGGGTTAAGATGTTAGCGCCGAGAGTAGCAGCTCATACAATTCTACTTCCGGAGAATGCCCCCTGGCTACCAGAGTTTGAGAATGAGATTGTAGGAGTTACTCAAGACGGGTTTAAGTCTTTATTCACTGATTTGTTGGATTCGTTGGCTATGCAAGGTCAGATTGCTACCCCGCCGGTAACAGGAAATGTAGATAGGCCGAAAGGGGCGATGCAAGAGGTTAGCGGGTATAGCCCTCTAACCGGGAAATACACAGGGCATAAGGCTCTTCAGTCGGGTGGCCTTCACGATCCGACGAGGCCGTGGCAATGATAGTCAAGAGGAAAGATGGGTGGCACGTGGTGAGTAAGAAGGGGAAGAACCTGGGCGGCCCTTATAAGAGCAAAGAGGCAGCGGAGAAAAGGCTTGGCCAGGTAGAATACTTTAAGAAGAAGGATAAAAGCCTTTTAAGGTATGATTAAAACGACAGGACTTACTAATATGGATTGCCTAATAGATGAAGTTATGAAACACGATGTTACAAAGGCTTCAAGGGATAAAGTTTTACTAGTAATAGAAGATTACCTTGAGGAATGCACTGAGTATTGGGTTGATGGAGTCCAGGCCGGGTATGCTCTGATATTCAATTTTAACGGGATCCGTAGCTTTGATGGCTACAAGATGATTAAGGGCTATACCTTAGCGGCCTACAGGATAGCTAAGGCTATGGTTGATAAGCATCCTGACGTGATGTTGGCCTTTACTGCGAATAATCACTCCGTAAGGAGATTAGGAGAAATGCTAGGGTTTAAAGAAACTTTAAGAATGGGTAATAAAATCAAAATGGAGAGGTCTTATGAATCTGCGCAGTAAAATCTTTAAATTCTTATTCGGGGAAGAAATCCTAAGGATGGCCGATGATTACCGGGAAGGTAAGGGTTTCGTTTGTTGTGAGCTTATCACGGCTTTGGTTCTATCTGCCGCTATCACTGCGGGAGCTACTACTTACACAGCTCACCGGGCAGAGAAAAAGGCAGCTCAGCGCCAATCAAGTTTGCTCCAATTTCAGGAGGAACAAGTAGTCAAGGCTGAAACGAAAGTGGCTGAGGCTGAGGCTCTAGCTGCTAAGAAGGCTACTGAAACGATAAAAAAGAGAAAGCGGTCAGCTACTCAGACAATATTTACTTCTCCTCTAGGTTTGCTTGATGAGTCTACTGTAGGGACAAAGTCTTTACTAGGAGGGGCGTAAGATGGCAGAAACACTAGCCCAAAGGCACATTAGGATATATGAAAGTATGAAGTCGGCTAGGGCTTCTCTTGAGTCCTACTGGCAAGATTTAGTCTATTATGCTCTACCCCGGAAGGCTTACATTACCAAAGAGAAGTATGAAGGTAGTAAGATCCCTACTGATATCTATGACTCTACAGCCATAGTCAGCCTAGCTTACTTCGCTGCTGGAATGCAAGCCTATATGTCTAGCCCCCAGACGAAGTGGTTCGCTCTCACCTTGCGTAACCAGAAACTCCTTGCCGGGAATAAAGAGGTTAGAGATTACCTCAAAGATAGTGAGGATGAGCTTTATCACCTGATAAATGGTTCTAATTTCTACCAGGAGGATGTAGAGAGCTATCTCAACCTTGGCTCTGTTGGCACTGATGTCCTGTATTCAGAGGAGGATATAAAGGGTGGGATGAGGTTTGATTCTGTCCCGATAGAGAATATTTGTATTGCTGCAGACGCCCAGGGCCGGGTGAACAAAGCTTATATGGAATACACCTTTGACTGCGAACAAGCTATAGGGAAATTTGGCAACGCTGTAGGACAGAAGGCTAAAGACTGTTATAACAAGAGTGATTTTAATACTAAATTTCGCTACATCTTCTGCGTATTTCCTAGGAACATTTACAACCCTACAAAGAAAGATGCTATCAATATGCCCTATGCGGCCCTATGGATAGATAGAGAAACTAAGACAGTAGTTAGAGAGAAGGGCTACCGGGAGTTTCCATTCCACGGATCCCGATTTGCCAAGTCCAAGCTCTCAGCTTACGGGGCTTCTCCGGAAATGAATGTCTTGCCGGACATTATGATGCTCAACCAGATAGAAAAGACTAACATTCTAGGCGCTCAGATGTCAATACTGCCTCCTCTGGAGATCCCTGATGAGGCATTTCTTAAACCCTACAACTTTAATCCTGGGGGTAAAAACCTCAAAGCCACGGGCTATCCTAATGAACACATTACCCCTGTTAATACCGGGGCCAATGTTCCTCTAGGGATAGATTACATCAAATACAAACAAGAAACTGTCCAGAAGGCTTTCTACAATGATCTATTCATCCTCTTCCAACAGATAGGGAAGATGACAGCCTTCGAGGTCAGTGTCCGCAACAATCAAAGGATGCAGTTGTTAGGTTCAGCTATAGGTAATGTTATGCGTGAGAAACTAAGCCCGGTAATAGAGAGAGGCTATTCCATCCTCGCCCGTAGTGGCAGATTACCTCCCTTACCTCCCTCTCTACGGGGCGAGGACTATGTAATTGAGTATATATCCCCGTTGGCTAGAGCGCAGAAGGCTTTGGAATTACAGAATTTTACACAGGCATTTGACATCATAGCTGGTATGGCTCAGGTTAACCCGGATGTATTGGACAAGATAGATTTTGATGAGGCTGTTGATTATGTTACTAAGCTTACTAACACTACCCCGAAGGTTATCCGGGATGATGCTGAGGTAGATGATATAAGGCAGAACCGGGCTGAAGGCCAGGCACTACTACAGCAGATGGAAATGATGAAACAGGGGACAGAGGCGGTAAAGGTTGGTAGTGAGGCTGACAAGAACCTGGCTACGGCAGAAACTGCGGGAGCTAAATAATGCTTGATTGGATAGATAAAAATAAGAAGCACGATAGAGAGCTGAAGAAGGCAATTAGTGAGAAACAGCAGCTATATCATAGGGTGTTTGATGGTGAAGATGGCCAGGCCGTGCTAGAGGATCTGAAAAGAAGGTGCTTTGTGAAAACAACTACCTACGATCCTGACGCTATGAAGATGGGGATAAATGAAGGCCGGAGAAGTATTTATGTGTATATAACAAATTTAATAGAAATGGAGTTGAAAGAAATGCTGGAGGACTTAACTAGATGAGAGTATATTTAGGCCCCGCTAGGTTTGTAGTTAATGCGAGTTTAGAGAGAATTAATTTCCATACAGCCTGGGTTCGCTTGTTCAATGGGGATTATGTTAAGCGCCACAAGAGGAGAGATTTCGTGGACTTTGATGCGGATAAGAGGGAAGAGTATAGGATAAAACCTATAATTAAGAGAGTCCACTTTTGGAATAGATTGGTTTCACTATTGAAGAGAATCTGGGCAACCCTTGTCCGACCGATCGGGCAACAGGGGTCCAAAGGAGAGATGAAAAATGCCAATTAGTTTAGAAGGATTACCACAGGAAGTTCTAGACAGTATCCCGCAAGAGGCGATGAATGACCCAAGTATGGTCGGCTACAATAACTTCGGAGATCTAATCAAGGGCCACAATGAACACGCTAAGAAGGCTGGTCAAGCCCCGGAGTGGACATCGGGTTTAGATGATGCACAGAAAACCTTGTTACAGACAAAAGGGTGGAAAACACCAGGTGATGTATTCAAGAGCTATTCTGACATCGAGAAATATATGGGCCACGATAAGATTGCGGCCCCCCGGAAGAATGCAGATGGTTCGTATGCAGAAGGGGAATTAGATAGAGTTTTAGCAGCTTTAGGAGTTCCAGCAGATGCAAAGGATTACCAGACTAGCAAAGAGTTTAAGCTGCCTGAAGGATTGAATTTGAGTGCTGAATGGGTGGAAGGGTTTAAGGCAGAGGCTAAGAAGGCCGGAATGCTACCTCATCAATTCGCATTCGTTATGGATAAGCTAGCGAATACCCTTAATACTGGAAAGCAGCAACAGGTAGAAGCTAAGGATAAGGCTAATGCTGATGCTTCTATGTCCCTGAAAGTTAAGTGGGGGGCTGCTTATGAGCAGAATCTAGCATTGGCTAATAAGGTTCTGAACACCTTTGGCGATAAAGCTAAGGGTTCTGAGTTAGCTGCTAAGTATGGCAATGACCCTCTTATCGTAGAAATTCTTGCAAAGATAGGTGAGAATTTAAGCGAAGAGGGGTTAGAGAAGGTAGGAATCTCCGGGAATTTACTTACACCTGATGCCGCTCAAATGGAGATTAATAAGGTTTTAGCGGATACAAAGCATCCTTATGTAGATGCAGGCCATCCAGAACACAATTATTGGGTTAAGAGGATGGAAGAGCTTTATAAGATGACTGGAGCCTAATCACCGCACCCTCGCTGGTGGACAAGGGTAAAATCCCCCACTAGCTAGGAGATTACGACACACGGATAACCTCCTTGCGGAGGCCCGGAAAGTTAAGAGCTTTCAAGGCCCGAAAGGATAACCTGGAGCTGATACATTTTATTGGTTTAACACAAGGAGGTTACAAATGGCGGTTGACAGTATTTTAATCAGACAGTATAGCGATAACATCAAATTACTTGTCCAGCAGAAGTATGTAAAACTCGCACCTACGGTATTCCAGAAACCCGATTGCCAAGGAGAGATGTCATTTCAGGAACAGTTGGCATCTTCCACAGCAAGGGAAAAACTCTCTCGCAACGAAGTAGTCGTTAATGACGATCCCAACTTTGATCGGAGAAAAATAGTCCCTCGTTACTTTTACAAAGCACCTTTGGTAGACAGTATGGATAAAGTCCAGATGGCTAAAGATCCTACCGCTCCTATTGTTATGAACAACGCTGGCGCTTTAGCAAGGGCTCAAGATGAAGTAATCGGAACAGCCTTCTCTGCTCTAGCTTACTATGGCAAAGCCGGGACTTCCTCTATCTCTCTCCCTTCAACACAGATTATCGTGCATAGCTCTGCAGGGATGAATATGGTTAAGATCCGGGAAGCCAAGAAAATCCTCGATGCTAATGAGGTCGAGGAAGATGATAG